CGCGTGACGTACCAGAGTCTCGAACATCGGGTGTCGTATATGGAAGGGCGCAACAACGGGAGGGTCACGCCGTGAGCACAATGACTCAGGTCGCCGAGGCGGTGAAGGTGATGGTCAACGCCGGCGCGTACAGCCTGCCGTTTACCGCCGAGCGGCATTACCGGCCGGTGCATGACCTGACGCAGCTGCAGGCACTGACGGTATCCGTCGTGCCCCAGGGCATGACCATCGTCACCGCCGGCCGGGCCAGCAATCAGCACGACTACCGCATTGACGTGGCCGTGCAGCAGAAGTTCGACGACGACGGGCCTGCAGCCCTGGATCCGCTGATGGCCGTGGTCGAGGAGATCGCCGACCACATGCGCTTCAAGCGGTTGGCGAGCCTGCCGGAGGCGATCTGGGTCAAGACCGAGAATGTGCCCATTTACGCGCCAGAGCACCTGGAACAGCACCGGGTGTTCACGAGTGTGCTGACGCTGACGTATCGGATCGTGAAGTAGCGGGAACGGTGGGTTCGCCCTGAAAGGAATGCGATGAGCGCACGGACGCAAATTCAGCCGATCGACGCGAAGTTCATGGTCCTCGTGACAGCGACGAGCGCGCCTGCCGCACTGACCACGCTCCTGGCTGCGGCCGGCGTCAGCGAAATCGCCGACAACGTGGACCTGGTCCTTCTGCAACCGCACGGCAGCAGTCTGCTCAAATGGCATCTGGCCGACAGTGCCCCTGACGAAGCCGTCATGGCGGGAGCCATCGAGCAGTATCGGGTGTGGCCGCTTTCGTTCCCGGCTGAGCAGCTGCGGAAGATCTACCTGTATTCGGCCAGCAACAACGCTGTGGGCGTGATCGGCGCGAGGAAGATACCCGGACCCGTGTGAGATCGGTGGGTCTTCAGGATGAATCCTGTGTGAACAAGGGAGGTTGTCATGAGTATACGTTTGGGCATGGATGCAAAGCTCTTCTTCGGCGCTGCCGGTGCGACAGCGACCACGGAACTGAGCAACGTCAAGGACGTCACACTGAACCTGGAGACGGGCGAAGCGGACGTGACCACACGGGCGAACCAGGGCTGGCGGGCCACCGTGGCCACGCTCAAAAGCGGTACCGTCGAGTTCGAGATGATCTGGGACACCGGCGATGCCGGGTTCACCGCCATCAAGGATGCCTACTTCAACAACACGCCGATCGCCCTGGCCATCCTGGACGGGACCGACGGTGAGGGGCTGGACGCGGACTTCTCGATCACGAACTTCAGCCGCAACGAACCGCTGGAAGAGGCGCTCTCGGTGAGCGTCACCGCCAAGCCGACGTACTCGACCCGCGCCCCCTCATGGAAAGCCGCAGGAGCCTGACGCATGAAGACGTTCACTGATAACGCCGGACGGACCTGGACCGTGGCCATCAACGTCGACGTCATCAAGCGCGTGCGCGGCCTGGTTGACGTGGATCTGCTGGAAGTCGTCGAGGGCAAGCTGATCGAGCGGCTCATCCGCGATCCGATCCTGCTGTGCGACGTGGTGTACGCCGTGTGCAAACCCGAAGCCGACAGCCGCAACGTCAGTGACGAGGAATTTGGTCGGGCCATGGCCGGGGATGCCATCGAACAGGCGACCAAGGCCCTGCTGGAGGAGTTGGTAAATTTTTCCCCGAGCCCGAGGGATCGGGCGAATCTTCAGAAGGTGCTGGCGACGACGTGGCAGGCGATGGACAAGGCTCGGGACGTGGTGGAAGCGCGTCTGGCGTCGGGCGAACTCGACCGGATCGTCACGCGAGCGCTCGCGGATGCCACGAACTCCTCTGGCGCAGTGCCGGCATCGTCGGCATCGACCCCGGACGGCTGACGCTCCGTGAACTCCTGGCCATGGCGGAAGCCCGGCTGCAGGAAGGGTGGTCGCGCACATCGTCGCTGATGGCCCTGCTGGCGAATTGCCATCGGGATCCGAAGAAGAGCCAGGCGTATCGCCCGCGCGACTTCGATCCGTTCAGTAGAAATGCGGCGCCCCTGCATGTGGGCGTCGATGTGCTCAAGGATGTGTTTATCAACGGCAAGGTGCCGTCGGTTCTCAAGCATGGAGGCTCATCATGACCCGAAAAACTGTTCTGTGTGTCGTCTGTTGCCTGTGCTGTGTCCCTGTCTTCGGATGCCTGGCCGGCTGCGCCCAGAACACCGCGGCGCCGGTCGATCAACCCAGCCAGCAATTCCAGACGCCCATCAGCGACCAGGCCGCCCAGGGCTCCAAAAGCGATGTGCGCGTCTGGGTCATCAACGCGCCCGGTGAAAACGGCATCCCTTCTGATGATCGCAATCTCATCCTGCAGTTGGACGATCCGTCCGGCGAACTCCCTTCCGTCGGTTCCGCCGCCAGCAATGAGGCGGGTAACGAAGTGCGCGACCCGAAGGCCGGGTATGTCATCGCAGGGTTGACGTTCAATATCCACACGGGTGGCTCCAGCACCGGCCCGCAGAGTACCGGCGCCGTCGGTCCCATGAGTGCCCAACCCGGGGCGACGATTACGCAGTCGCCGGAACAGAAGCCGGAAGGCTCCGTTCAGGTGGCACCTGCAATCGCGCTGCCCGGCGGTGTGGCCAGTGGATCGGCAGCCGGCGCCACCGGCAGTGGCAGCGTCACGCTCAGCGCCGAACAGCAGGCGGAATTGCGGACGGCGCTGCTGCGGGCGATGCAGGGTGATTCGCAGGCGTGGCTGAAGATCGCGGAATTGATGGGGATGGTGTTTGAGCCTGCACCCGCGCCGCAGCCGGGAGCGCCAGTGGAACCCCCACCCGTCGAACCGCAGGAGTAACCCATGGCCCGTGTGATCAATGCGGACGGCACCACCATCGTGGGAACGCTCGAGCAGATCGCCCGCTTGCTCGAGCTTCTCCACGGCCGCGAGGCCGGTGTGGTCAATCTCGATCGGGCGAACTTCGTGATCCTGGACAAGCCGCTGACGCAACGGAATGTGAAAGCGGCGATCGAAGCCACTCCGAAAAGATGAGTCCAAAGGCTTATGGCGAAAGGCCAAAGGCGCGATTGATGATTCGGTTCTTCCTTCAGCCTTTAGCCTTCAGCCTGAAGCCTGCGACCGAAGGGAGCATACAACAATGACACAGCAGGTTGTTTCCGGTTGGCGCTGGTGGCTCTGGCCCCTGCGCAGTCGCAAGGTGCAGGTCGCGATCGCCACGATCGCTGCCGCCTGGCTCGCGCATGGTGGCATGGAGGTCAGCGAAAGCGTGCTGACGGCGATCGTCGCCACCGGCGTGGCCCTGATCCTGGGCATCGCTCATGAGGACAACGGCAAGGCGCAATGATCGATTTCAAGATCAAATCTTTGTTCTTCGATCGGGCGACGGTGCGCGACAAGGTGGATGCGGCCAAGCGCCGCGTCCTGTCGCGCGCCGGCGCCTTCATTCGCCAGACCGCCAAGACGAGCATCCGCCGGCGCAAGGGTGTGTCACTGCCTGGCAGTCCGCCGCATTCGCACACGGGTCTGCTCAAGAAGTTCATTTTCTTCGGCTATGACCCCCGTAGCGACTCGGTCGTCGTCGGGCCCGAGAAATTGCCCAAGCGCGACGACGTCCCGAACACGCTGGAGTTCGGTGGGATCAAAACGGCCCGCAAGGAGATGGTCGTCCGTGTGGGTCAGCCAGGGCGCGACGAGAAGGGACGTTTCACGCTGGGCAAACGCCAGCGGATCAAGAAGGGCGCGCGGCTGGTGTACCGGCCTCGGCCGTACATGGGGCCGGCAATGAAGAAGGAACTGCCGAAGTTTCCGCGACTGTGGCGCAACAGCATTCGATCGGAGTAATCCATGGCCGGTGCACAGGGTATTCGCGCAGGCAGAGCGTATGTCGAACTCGGCGTGAGCGACAGACTCACCGCCGGGCTTCGTAATGCGCAGCGCCGGCTCAAGGCCTTCGGCAACGGCGTCCAGTCCATCGGGACGAACCTGCTGAAGGTCAGCGCCGCCGTGGCCACGCCCCTGGTGATCAGCACCACCGTCTTCGCCGGGTTTGAGCAGCAGATGGCCCGCGTGCGGGCATTGTCGGGCGCGACGGGCAAGGATTTTCAGCGGCTGAGCGATGAGGCCAAACGCCTCGGGGAGTCGACCGTCTTCTCGGCCAGCCAGGCAGCCGAGGCGATGAGCTTCTTCGCCCTGGCGGGTTTCGATGTCGATCAGATGCTCACGGCTATCGGGCCGACACTGAATCTCGCCGCCGCCGGTCAGCTCGAGATCGCCCAGGCTGCCGACATCGCCGCCAAGATCATGGCCGGCATGGGCATCGAGGCCGAGAACCTCGGCGGTGCCGTGGACGTGCTCACGAAGGCGATGACCACGGCGAATACCGATCTGCAGATGCTCGGCGATGCCATGAAGTTCGTCGGGCCCATCGCCAAGAGCGCCGGCATCCAGTTCGAGGAGATCGTGGCCGCCATCCAGCTGCTCAGTAATGCCGGCATCCAGGGTGAAATGGCCGGCACCACACTGCGCGGGGCGCTGCTGAGTCTGACCAGCCCCGGCGCCGAGGCGAAAGCGACGCTGGAGAAGCTCGGCGTCGAGGTCACGGATGCCCAGGGCAACGTGCGGTCGCTGGCCGACATCATCGGCGACCTGCAGCGGGCGATGGAGGGCATGGGCTCCGGCCAGAAACTCGAAGTGCTCGGGACGGTGTTTGCCGCTCGCCAGGCCGGTGGCGTGGCCGAGTTGCTCAGTCAGGGCGCGCCGAAACTCCGCGAGTTCACCGAGGCCTTGCGCGAGTCGGGTGGCGT